TGCATGCTTGCAGAATGGCATCCAGCCGATTATGTCCCAGCACTACTCCCCCCTGCTGTACTACGTCCGCAATATGTGTTTAGGGGGTGACAATCTAAGAGGCATAGATCAGAAGCCGTTCGGTGGTCAATTTGATTACGACTACATTATGTGGATTGATTCCGATGTAGTATTTACTCCTGATCATTTCTTCAAGCTACTCCAGGATGATAAAGACATTGTATCGGGACTTTACATGATGTCCGACAACACCCACTACGCTACAGTCGAGGATTGGGATGATGAGTTCTTCTTAAAGCATGGTCACTTTCAATTCCTTAACCGAGAGATGGTTCAAGCCAAGCAAGGCAAGCTCTTTACCGCCGACTACACAGGCTTTGGATGGGTGCTGATTAAGAAAGGAGTATTTGAATCTCTACAGTATCCTTGGTTCCAGCCCGTCTGGACGGAATACAACATCGATGGAAAGATCGTTAGAGACTTTACAATGGAGGATGTTGCCTTCTGTAAAATGATTAAGGAGAAAGGATACGATGTTTGGATTGACCCTTCAGTGATTGTGGGTCACGAAAAGATGGTGGTTTTATAAACTAGCCATAATCTTAAGTTAAACTTGGTAGAAGGCTTTATTCATATCTTATTATAGATTTAACTTAAAATTAATTTATATGAGAAAGTTCTCGTTATGGGCTTTAGCAGCCCTTGCAATCACTGCCTGTGACCCGGAAGTGATTATCGATCCAATCCCAACCCAAAACAAGGTTATAACCTCTAACATCACCGGTAACACTACCTGGTATTCGGATACGGTATATCAGCTAGCAGGAAGAATTTCCGTTGAGGCCGGTGCTACCTTAACTATCGAGCCAGGTACCATCATCAAAGGTGAAGCAGGTACAGGTTCTAATGCAACTGCTCTAGTTATTGCAAGAGATGCAAACATTGTTGCTCAGGGTACTCCCACACTCCCGATCATATTCACCTCAGTAGCTGATGAGATCATGCCAGCCGACATTCAGGCCGGTAACTTTATCTCTCCTAATTTAGATCCAACTATCAACGGACTATGGGGAGGAGTTATTATTCTGGGTAATGCAAAGATCTCTCCTAAGCCTGATGCAACAGGAGAAGTAACAGCAGTACAGATCGAAGGCATTCCAACTTCAGATGCTAACGGACTCTACGGCGGTAACGATGATAACGACAATAGCGGTATTTTCTCCTTTGTATCAATCAGACACGGAGGTGCTAATATCGGTTCAGGAAATGAAATCAATGGCTTAACATTAGGGGGAGTAGGTTCACTCACCTCAATTAATAACATTGAGATTGTAGCTAACCAAGATGATGGTATTGAATGGTTTGGAGGTAAAGTAGATGTATCTTACGTTGCTGTTTGGAATGTAGGTGATGATGCAATTGATACAGACCAATCTTGGGGTGGTACTCTAAATAACTTTGTAGTTATTTCTCCTGCAGGTCACTGCTTTGAATTAGACGGACCTGAGGGTTCCTACTCAGCAGGTCACTTGATTACTCACGGGGATATTTTTGTAGGTACAGGTCAGGACTTAATTAACGTAGATGCTAACTCAATTGTAACTCTATCTAATCTATACTTTACAGACATTCCTACTACTAATAGTAAAATCAATAGAGTAACAGCTCCTGGAGTAGTATTTGATAATATTATTTTGGACGTTGATACTGTAGAGAATTACGTAAATGGAGTAGTTCCACCACTAGTGGTAGCAGGTAAATTACCTAAAGCTAATACCTCAACTTTAGGGTGGACTTGGGCTAAACAAGCTGGAAAGTTCTAAACTCAATAACATATTAATATTTGGAGCCCCGAAAGGGGCTTCTTATATTTACATAAATAAAGGAAAAATGAAAAAACTATTAACAATGGTTGCCTTATTGGCAACGTTTAGCTCGTTTGGGCAACTACAAAAGTGGCATAAAACCACTCACTATGCTTTTACCTCAGCAATGATATGGAGTCAGGTAGACCAACAAACACTATTCTTTGATAATCATGATTACCACGAGCAAGGAGCAATTTGGGATATTGTGTTGGATGAATCAACTGGAGAAGGATTTGTTACTTCAGGCAGTATTACTTACCGAGTAAATAAAACTAGAATTGAAGAGCGAGACGGTGTTTCAATGGTGGTAATGGATTCATACAATGAAAAAATTCAAGCACCAGTTTTGATTATTGCTAGTACAATTAACGGGATGTTTAAAATTGGCATTTATGTTGAAGCCCATAAGAAAGTTTATTATTTCTATGAATAGGTTTGGCTTACCCAACTATATTTTATATATTTAGACAAATAAATAAAGGTCATGAATCACAGGTTTAAACGTTTTACTCAAAAGGTAGCTATTGGATTGCTTCGAATGACAGATCCAAGCAAATACGAAGCACCTAAAAATGAATACGAGGCAGAAGCACTCGCTATTTGTAAGCGACTATCAGCTCGAAAAACAAGTACATTGCTAATGTCACCTATCTCAGGTAAACGTTACATTAGAAGTAAAGATAATCAAATCCATGTTATTATTGATGGACACTTGGTTACAATTGTAAACCACTCCTACAGCTATGTTATTCCAATGGAGGGTAAATCTCATGAGCGTTTGATTCGAATGTTTGATATGGAAGTAGAGGCACGCCGTAATGTAATGGAGACTGAAATTCGAGCTAATATTAAACACTCATTGTCTAACATTTACCAAAACCTGCTTAATGAACAAGTTTAAACATCTCCAAATTGTAGGTACTCTTACAGTACTATCTCCTATCATTTTAGTAATTGGTGCTATTTTGATTTTTTGGGCTACTTTAGCTTCAAAACCTGAAGTTGTAGAAGAAGTAGTTGAAGTAGAAAAACCAGATACTGTAATTGTAGTCCAAGAAACTAAACCAGTACCTGTTGTAGTTAAATCGGCTCCAGTTGTCAAACCAACACCTGTGCCTCCACCAGTACCTGTAGTTAAAGACACAGTAAAACCTGTTGTTGAGAGTTTGGATACTGCAAAATAAGATGTTATATTTAGCAAAATAAAAGTTATGATAGTAATTGGAATTATAGTTATTGTTCTCTTAATGGCAATCCTAGAGCGAATGCCTAAAACCAAATAAAATGAAAATCACATTCATCAGCGACACTCATACTAAACACAGGGAAATCAATAAAGATCTTCCTGGTGGTGATTTGATCATTCACGCTGGTGATTTTATGAATTCAGGTTATGAGTCACAAGACGTAGCTGATTTTGTAAATTGGTATAGTTCATTGCTTACAATGGATTACAAACACCGAGTGTTTATTGCTGGTAATCACGATCGATTGTTTGAAGATTATCCTGATTTGGCTAAACAGTTGATGGATGCTTACAGTGGTGGATTAATTTACTTACAAGACCAGTCTCACGTTATTGATGGGGTAAAAATTTATGGTTCACCTTGGCAACCAGAATTTTACGATTGGGCTTTTAATTTGCCTCGAAATGGTTGGGAGTTGGAATTGAAATGGAAGGATATTCCAAATGACACTGATATTTTGGTAACTCATGGTCCTCCATTTGAGCACTTAGATGTTACCCCTTATGGTAACTTAAATGTTGGTTGTGAGTTGCTTCGTGCTCGAGTAGATGAATTAAAACCTAAAATTCACGTGTTTGGTCACGTTCATTCAGGTTATGGTTACAAGTTCCACGAAGGTACACACTTCATTAATGCTGCTGTGTTGAATGAAAAATACAAATACGCTAACAAACCAATTACTATTGATTGGGATCCTGAAACAAACGAATTAGAATTTATTTAGTTATGAACAAAAATAGTAAATTTTTTACTCCACCTCCTAAACCAACGCTTAAAGAGCGATTGGAAGATTTAAAGTACACTATCCTATTTTGGAAAGGTCGTAAGATGAAGTATATCACCACTCGTAATTTAGAATGGAGTGATATTCGTTATATCTTCTTCCCAGCTAAATGGGACAAGTACGGATACTTGAACATCACATTCTACAAGGATAGTGAATTCAATAAAGTATTGCTACCACTTGTATTAGTAATGGATTATGAAGCAAAACCTTGGTGGTGTCCAAGATGGTTTCTACGTTTCCTACACGTGTTTGGAAATGATAAATCATTGGTTCGTGTTCGTAATCGTAGACTACATGATCTACACCGAAAACTAACTAAAGGTATTATGTTTTGGGACTGGAAAACCAAGTGGTGTGATTACGATTTACGTATTTCAATCTCAGGAACTGAACACATGCAGAATTTAGCAAGTTGGATTGAACAGGGATACTACAATGAAGGATACAGAGCTAAGCTAATGCGAGACATTGCTATGTACGAGCCTGACCCAGATGCTAAAATTATTTTCACTGTCATCAAACACCTTGAAGAACAATTGGAAAAATTACAAAATAAAGAAGAAGATGAAAACATTTAATGACTTAGATTTTCAACCTATGCAATTTGATGTAGGTATTCAAGCACGTATCAATTTTGATAACGGGTACGGAGCTAGTGTTATTAGATCTCCGTACAGCTACGGAGGTAATCAGGATTTATACGAATTAGCAGTTATAAAAGATGATGCTATTTGCTATGATACTCCTATTACTGATGATGTGATTGGATATCTGACTGAAGATGATGTAACTAAGTACTTGGGTCAAATTCAAAACCTTTAACACAAAAGAGAAATGAAGACACCAATGCAAGAAATGTTTGACCAACTGAAAGCGTCAAGAAAGGACGAGTACGGATTGGCATTCTCAATAGATATGTTGCTTGAAAATGAACAAGAAATGCTTGAGAAAGAGAAAGAGGTTATTGAGAATGCAGTTAAACAAGGTTGGGATTACAATGAAGAAGGTCTTGTGCAATGGATGGGCGAAACGTACTACAACGAAACCTTTAACACCAAAGAGAAATGAGAACTCCGCCCGCTTATGGCGCATTAGGTTTCAGCAAGCGGCAAGCTACCGCCCTGATTAACGGAGTCTTTTTTCATATCCAATAAATCAGTTACAACCTTACAATCAGTCTATGAAAACAATAATCTTAGGGGACACCCACGGACGCACTAACTGGAAGCAAGCGATTGACGCACACCCAGACGCAGGTCGCATCGTCTTTATGGGTGACTACTTTGATTCGTTTGACATCAGCGGTGTTGAGCAGTTGCACAACTTCAATGAAATCATTCGCTTCAAAGAGTCTACCGACAAGGAGGTTGTGATGCTCATAGGCAACCACGACCACCACTACCTTGATGTAGGCGAGACCTACAGCGGGTACAAGGCCGCACACAAGTGGGACTTTCAGGATGCACTGACCAAGAATATGCATCACATTCAGATTGCATACTCGCTTGACGAACTGCTGTTCTCTCACGCAGGGGTAAGCCCAGTGTGGATGGACAATACGTTTGGGTTGGAGTGGAACGTAGACAACTTGGTTGAACTGCTCAACGATAAGTACAAGCATCAGCCAAATGCATTCAACTTCAGCCAAGACAGCTTTGACCCATACGGAGACTCACCGAAGCAGGGACCGCTTTGGATACGGCCACGTTCACTGATGGGCTGCAACAAGGGTGAGGGCGGCCTGAAGAAGATGTTCATTCAGATTGTTGGACACACCCAAGTGAAGAATATCTTCGACAGCATCGTAGCCTGCAACAAGTCTATGGGTGGACGATACTACCTTGTTGACGCTATGGAATCAGGTGGGTACATCACCTACGAGGACGGAGAGATAACGGCACACGAAATCCATATCTCGCCAAATGTGCAGTAAAAACATAGTTTTGGCAGATTATGTACCAATTCGGATATGTCCGAAAACAACACAAAATATGGCAAAGAGACTAACCAAACAAGAGAAGTGGAACAAGGCAAGTGAAGACCTCATCAATAAGATGTTTGAGATTGCAGGCCACAACGTAACCTATGATGACATCAAGGGACGGACAGACGACTGGTACACCGACTGGACTATGACCGTTGCTCAGGCCGAGCAGTGGAAGGAGTGGGGGATGGAGTACCTACAGAAGAATATGAAGCTCAACAAGAAGCTTGCAGATATAGAGATGAGAATGTTTAATGTAATGTACGGATTAAAGTATTCAGACTGGTATGGAGACAATCAAAAATAAAAGAACACTGGCCGAGCAGTACCGCAAGGCTCAGTACAACCGCAACGTATGCAAATACAATCGCCAGCGAGAGCAGGAGATGTACTGGAATGGATACGTGCAAGCCCTCAGTTTAATTTTAGAAACACAACAATGAAAATAGAAGCAAACATTGGAGAAACACTTGTAATCAAGATTGGAACACAAGAGATTCAACTAACAGTAAAAGATAATGAGAACACAGAGATGGTGTTTAACAATATCAACTACGAACTTCACGAAGGTTACATTTTTCAAGAAGACCTACAATGACAACAGGAGAACTATTTCTAGCCATCGAAGAGTGGGCAGAACAACGCAACATCATCAGCCCAGAGAATCGCGGCCGTCAGGCACTGAAGGTTATGGAAGAGGTTGGTGAAACTATGGCCGCACTTGCTCGTGGTAAGCACGACGAACTGAAGGACGGCATTGGTGACTCAATCGTTACGCTGATCATCCTCGCTGCTCAGTCAGGGTTCAGCGCACACGACTGCCTTCAGTCTGCATACAACGAGATCAAGGACCGCAAGGGCAAGACCGTTGACGGCGTATTCATCAAGGAGCAATGAAGACTTGGAAGCAGTATGGTGTAAACCACACCGAGTACGACCGCATTGGTTCGTACGCCATCGTCACGATGAGCTTTGACCAACCAAACTGTCCATTCTATCTTGGCCTGTTCAGGGTAGCAAAGTCAGGTAGATATGATTTCCTTTGCAACTTGCGTATCTCGGAAGGTTGGAATACATTTGACACCGCAAAAGATCAACTTCGCAGTAAAGCAATTCAATATGAAGCCAACGTCAGAAAGAATCATAGAGGTAACTAATTCCGTACGCGACTTACTCCTACAGAAGAACGCAGCATACGGAGACTCAGCACTTAAGCCGTCCAACATCTTTGCTCGTGGTTCAGCTGTCGAGAACATCGCCTGCCGAATCGACGACAAGTTGATGCGGATTAAAAACAAGGGACTCAACGATGCAACTGAAGACACAGTTCAGGATCTCATAGGCTACCTAATCCTACTTAAAATCGCAATTGAAGATGAACGTACTCAACCAATCAATCACAATCTTCCCAAGCATAACGCAGACGGATACACCAGCCTACATAACGGTAGCTTCAGCGCTCCAAAGAATCTCGACTGGTGGGAAACACCGAGCGTTGGTAGATCAAGTAAGATCAGGACAGAAAGAAGCGAAGAAAAAGCTTCCGGTGATCCTATGGGCGGGTGAGTTTGAATCGCGTCGTGACGACGCACTGACAGAACACAGCACACTTATTGTTCTTGACTTTGACCACATTGATGTAGTCGACAGCAAGAACGTACTGTCTACAGATCCTTACGTCTTTGCCTGCTGGATATCGCCATCAGGTGAGGGACTGAAGGCCCTTGTTCGTGTGTCTAACCCAAGCCTGCACCGCGACCACTTCCGTGCGTTGCAAGCCTACTTCGACAAGGAGTACGGACTTGAGGTAGACCCTACTGGCATCAACGAGTCTCGTGCCTGCTTTGACAGCTACGATATGGACATCGTAGTCAACGAGAACTCACGAGTCTTTGGACAGATGCTATCTGAGAAAGCTATCTCACAGAAGGCTGAACAGAAGGACCACTACACCGACTACAACAAGTTAGCTGTTGTCTCATCGATGATCCGTCGTGCAGATGACGGAGAGAAGCACGCCACACTACTGAAGGCCGCAATGCTTTGCGGTGGCTACGTAGCTGTTGGTCGTATGGAAGAAGAAGAAGCTATTCACGTACTTGAGCGTGAGATACTTAAGCGTGATGTTGACTCTATTGAAACAGCAAGGAACACCATCCGTGACGGACTAGAAAAGGGTAAGACGATGCCAATCCGTGAGGTGCTCGAGAACGAGAACGCTGTCAAGATGGAGATGATGATCAACGACGGCGATATGTCGTTCATCTCCTCAGACGACGAAGACTACCGATGGATTCAGGACTATATTGACGGCAAACTTATTCTTGGTCTGTCCACTGGATGCACAAAACTTGACGAGCACTTCCTGTTCAAGCGTGACTTCAACATCATCAACGGCATATCAAACATCGGTAAGTCTACGTTTACGATGTATATGATTGTGTCGTCTGCTGTTCGCCACAACTGGAGGTGGATAGTGTACTCTGCGGAGAACAGAACCGCCGCGGTAAAGATGAAGCTCATCCAGTTTGCTACCAACGTGCCAGTGAAGGAGCTACGACCACACGAACTTAAGATTGCATACCAGTGGGTGAACGATCACTTCACCATCATCAGCAACAAGAACCTGTACTCGTACACCGACTTGATGATATTCGCAGAGAAGCTTATTCGTCAGGGCAACTACGATGGATTCTTTATCGATCCGTACAACAGCTTGAGCATCCGTATGAGCCACGGCAGTGCCCTGTCTACACACGACTACCACTACGAGGCGGCATCAGAGTTCCTGAAGTTTACTCAGGCCCACAATATGGCGCTCTGGCTGTCCACTCACGCAGTGACAGAGGCTCAACGTAGGAAGGGAGACGACGGGCTACCTCAGGCTCCGTACGCTGAGGACACTGAAGGTGGCGGCAAGTTCGTCAACAAGAGCGACAACTTCCTCACGTTCCACCGCAAGATTCAGCACAGTGAGTACGATATGCGACGCACCATCGAGGTACACGTACGCAAGATCAGAGAGACAGAGTCTGGTGGTGAGCCAACGAGTCTTGACTACCCAGTGCTGTTTGAGATGAATAAGTTCAACACTGGCTTCGTAAACAAGTTTAGCAGTAAGCCGATGTTTACATCTATTCTCAAAGCAGAACAGCCACAGAAGATTAACTTCGAAGGTGTTGCGTATTCGGAAGCCTTCTAGTATATTTGCTCAATGACAATTGAATGCAATGAAATTGAAGTATCAATACCAAAGCCTCCGTCACTTAATCAGCTCTACTCTGGCAAGTTTTGGACGTACCGCGTCAAGCAAAAAGAACAGTACTACGAGGGTCTTGCCAGAGCGCTTGAAGGATTTAACAAATGGACTATGGACCGTTTTGCTATCCATCTACGCTACAATTCTAAGTATGATCTTGACAACTCTATTGTTGCTGTTAAGTTTCTTGCAGATTATTTACGGTATAATGGATACGTTCACGACGATACTCCTAAATATTTCGTGGACCTTAGAATCACGTTTGATGGCGACCTTAAAAAGGATCAGTATCTTGCTAAAATAATTTGTTACAACTATACTTTAATTGAAAATGACTCTAGAACAACTGAGCCGAATCTACTTCATAGCGACAAGCCGGATCTCGGCAGCAAGCGCGGATCTGTACGAAGACCTACACGACCAAAAGGGAAGCCCGCTTCTGGATCAAAAGCAAGTAAGCGAGATAACAAATAAGTACTCACGATCATTCCGTATTGAACTTGATATGATTCGTGCGGCACTTACGGAGTACAACGAACAACACGACTGATGACCATTGTTCATCTAGACAGCCTTGGTGGTGTAAACTACCATCGGCTTATAGTGCCAATGCGAAGACTGCAAGAGCAGGGTCTTGAAGTTCACTGGGTTCAATTGTTGACTGACCTTAAGGACATCAACCTTGATCTGGTGGATAACCTTGTTGTGTCACGTAAGGTTTCGGTGAACAACCACAAGGAGTTCAGTCGTATGCTTAAGCGTCACAACGTAAAGCTTATACTTGACCTAGACGATTACTGGGTGCTTAATCCAGAGAACCCATCGAAGGCTTTGTACGAGGCGTACTACGGCCCAGACATCAAGAAGACTATCAAGATTGCAGACGTGATCTGGACACCTTCTAGGTACCTTGGAAAGATTATGCAGGCTGAGAACCCAAAAGCTGTTATTGAATTTGTAAACAATGCTGTTGATGAAACTGAAGATCAGTGGGGAAACCCAAGAAAAAATCCTTCTAGTAGCCTCCGCTTTGGCTATATGGGGGCTTCTAGCCACCTTTATGATGTGATGGAGATTAAGTACGACTACTCCAAGATCTACACGGTTGGTGTAGAGAATATGGGGTACGACCACATCTTCAACTACAACAAGATACTTCCAGCAAGTGACGTCTGGACCTATGGAAAGCTATACCGAGACATCGACGTAAGCTTTGTTCCGCTTGTTCCAAACAAGTTCAACTGGTGCAAAAGCGACCTAAAGATTGCAGAGGCGGCTTGGACAAGGACAGCTGTTATTGCATCAAACACCCGTCCATACAACGGAATCATCCGTCACGGGGAGACTGGTATGCTGTGTCGTACTCCGCAGGAGTGGGCTGATGCTATTGAGTCAATGGACAAGAAGCGTGCAAAAAAGATGGCCAACAATCTGTTTGACGACCTTCGTGACCACGAGGACTATAACCTTGACAAGGTTAACCTTAAGAGAATAAAGTACTTGGTATGATCCACTTACTTACTCCGTGCCACCGCCCTGACAATCTTGAAAAGATTAAGTCAAGCATCCCAAAGGACTGCAACTGGATCATTGTTTTTGATTCATCTGTAGAGCCAATTGATGTTGACGGTGCTGTTTGTATGGAGTCTGGTATGACTGGTGCTGCTGGAGCTCACAACAGAAACTACGCATTCGACAACTATCCATTCGAAAACAACGACTGGATATTTTGGCTTGATAGCGACAACGTAATACATCCGGACTGGTACAACACAGTGTCTGGACTTGTAGACACTGATGCCTCAATCATAACTTGGGGACAGCTAGGCAAGAACGGAGAGAAGAGACTTCACGCAACAGATTCACCAGCTGTCGGCAACATAGACTCAGCGTCATTTATGTGTAAGTGGAAGTACGTCAAGGACTTAAGATGTAGTACAAACTACACACACGACGGAGAGTATGCAATTGCGGCTTCTGAACTTGGTCCGATATTAAAGGTTGACGCATACATATCTTTTTACAACTACCTATGATTAAGTACGAGCGGGAGCTGTTCAAGCTCATCAAAGAACGACTAGCTCCTGACTTGGAACTTAGCGAACACCAGATGTCTAAGTACGACTGCTACTCGATCAGCTACAACGCAGACATCGAACTCAAGTGCAGAAATCGACACTATAACGATTTAGTTATAGAGAAGATTAAGTATGATGCGCTCGTTAACCGTGCATCTATGTTCGGCACAGTGCCTGTGTACATCAACTCAACTCCCATCGGGGTGTGGTCGTTCCGTTTGACGGAGCTTCCGGAGCCATCGTGGGAAGAGCGTCGTATGCCAAAGACTACCCACTTTTCTAACAACAATATGATTGTCAAGGTAGTAGGTTACTATAATATTTTGCAAGGAAAAGACATAACAGACTTGCTGGGTTTGTAGCATATTCTTATCTTCGCGTTCCGTTTGGGTCACAGGTGTGACCCTTTTTTGTCTAATCTAAAACCAATCAATATGGGACTGTTCGTCGAACGAATCCATTACAAGCCATTCGAGTACAACGTGTACTTCACAGATGGATGGCTTCCTCAAGCACAAGCCTTCTGGCTTCACACTGAAATCCCAATGCAGGGCGATGTTAAGGACTTCCGAGAGAACCTTACCGACGCTGAGCGAAATCTAGTTGGCAACATCCTATTGGGCTTTGCACAAACAGAAACTGCTGTTGGCGACTACTGGACCAGTATGGTAACCAAGTGGTTCCCAAAGCACGAGATCAAGCAGATGGCTATGATGTTCGGATCTCAGGAGACGATCCACGCTGCAGCATACAGCTACCTCAACGAGACGCTTGGACTTGAAGACTTCGAGGCATTCCTTCACGAGCCTTCTACCGCAGCACGCTTTGAGAACCTCGTCAACACTAAGGCAGGATACGATCACAACGTGCTGAAGATCAGTCCAGTAGGACGCAAGGACATCGCTCGTTCTATTGCTGTGTTCTCTGCATTTGCAGAAGGCGTGGCTCTGTACTCATCCTTTGCTGTTCTCTACTCATTCCAGATGCGTAACCTACTGAAAGGTATTGGACAGCAGATGAAGTGGAGCGTACGTGACGAGAGCCTTCACAGCAAGATGGGTTGCGTTCTATTCAACCACGTATGCCAAGAGTATCCTACCATCCGTGCTGAAGTACGTAAAGAAGTAGAAGAGGCAGCACGTATTGCTGTTGATCTAGAGGTAAACTTCATCGACAAGATGTTCGAGATGGGTGACCTTAATAACCTGAAGGCAGACGACCTTAAGGAGTTCATCAAGATGCGTGCAAACGAGAAGCTTGTTGAGCTTGGCTACGAGGCTATCATTCCATACGATGCTGAGAAAGCGTCTGAACTTGAGTGGTTCAACCACCTTTCGGGAGGCGTAACACACACTGACTTCTTTGCTGTTCGACCAACGGACTACAGCAAAGCAGGAGAAGGTGAAGACTTTGAATCAATTTGGGACTAATTATGGCTAAAAACTATGGAGACGACTTCGGCTGGGTGCTGGGTGTCGACTACCCCGAATGGGGAAACACTGATGTGTACTGCAAGACAATCTCAAAGGGCTACCTACTGCCAGGCGAAACACCACGTGATGCCTACTGGCGTGCTGCTAACGCTGCAGCAAAGCGACTCTACAAGCCTGAGCTTGCGGAGAAGTTCTTTGAATACATCTGGAACAACTGGCTTGGTCTTGCGACGCCAGTACTGGCAAATATGGGTACCGATCGTGGTCTACCCATCAGCTGTTTTGGTATTGACGTTGCTGATAGTGTTCACGACATCGGGGCTAAGAACCTCGAGATGATGATGCTAGCTAAACACGGTGGCGGTGTAGGCATCGGAGTCAATATGCTTCGTCCATCGGGGTCACCTATCTCCAACAGCAATGGCACAACCGATGGCGTAGTTCCTTTCTGTAAGATATATGACTCAACTATCCTTGCTACCTCGCAAGGTAACGTGCGTCGTGGTGCTGCATCTGTTAACCTTAACATCGAGCACGGAGACTTCTGGGATTGGATTGAGATCCGCGAGCCAAAGGGTGACGTAAACCGTCAGTCTCTAAACCTACACCAGTGTGTAATCGTGTCGGATAAGTTTATGCGTAAGCTGGAGGATGGCGATGAGGAGGCACGTAAGCGCTGGTCTAAGGTCATCCAAAAGCGTAAGGCTACTGGTGAGCCATACATTATGTACCGCGGCAACGTAAACAAGCAGAACCCTGAGCCATACAAGCACAACGGTCTGAAGGTTTATATGACCAACATTTGTTCGGAGATCACACTCCACACGGATGAGTCACACAGTTTTGTCTGCTGTCTTTCTTCACTCAACCTCGCTAAGTACGAGGAGTGGAAGGACACAGATCTAGTCTACTACTCCACGTTCTTCTTAGACGGGGTGCTAGAGGAGTTCATCCAGAAAGCCAAGAATATGAAGGGCTTCGAAAATTCGGTTCGCTCCGCTGAAAAGGGACGGGCACTTGGACTGGGCGTACTCGGATGGCACACCTACCTGCAGCAACGTGGAGTACCCTTTGAGGGCCTACAGGCCCAGCTTGAGACTCGTAAGATCTTCTCTCACATTAAGATGGAGAGTGATCGTGCGAGTCGTGATATGGCACGCATCTATGGCGAGCCTTTGTGGTGCCGTGGGTTCGGTGTACGTAATACCCACCTGCGTGCAATCGCACCAACCGTATCCAACAGCAAACTAAGCGGTAACGTAAGTGCAGGCATTGAGCCGTGGGCAGCTAACGTGTTTACCGAGCAGTCAGCTAAGGGTACGTTCATTCGTAAAAACCCCACATTGGAGCGCTTACTGAAGAAGATTGGTGCCAACACTAAAGAGGTGTGGGATCAGATTCTTGCCGACGGAGGTTCTGTTCAGGAGATTGATGCGCTTGAGCCTTGGTTCTACCAACGTGGTAAGCTTGTGCACCAAGACGAACTTGATGCTATGATTGACAGCGTTCCGGTAAAGGATGTGTTCAAGACCTTCAAGGAGATCAACCAGCTCGACCTTGTAATCCAAGCAGGTCTACGTCAGCAGTACATTGACCAAGCTGTTAGTCTTAACCTTGCGTTTCCATCTGAGGCAACTCCAAAGTGGATCAACCAAGTCCATATGGAGGCTTGGCGTCAAGGCGTAAAGACGCTGTACTATATGCGAACTGAGTCAGTGCTACGTGGAGATATCGCTAGTAAGGCGATGGATCCAACGTGTATCAGCTGCGACGGGTAGTGTGATGGATATTATCCATCGCATTATCTTTGCATTATGGAATGTATATATAGAATAACAAATGAAGCTACTGGTCGTGTCTATATAGGCGCGACTTGTAGTTTTATTAAGAGAAAACAAGATCATATTTCATCACTGAAGAAAGGCAATCATAAGAATATATTTATGCAGCGTGACTTCAATAAGTACGGGAAAGATAGTTTTGTATTCGACGTCCTACTAGAGCAGGAAGATTGTTTTTCTATAGAGCAAGAATACATAGATAAATATGGAACCTATAATGTAGCCAAAGGTGGTGTGGGGGGAGACATATTTAATCAATTGCCAATTAGCCAACAAGACAAAATACGCAAGATGGTAAGCGATAGAAATAAAAAAAGATATGCTAGTCCAGACGAGAGGCGTAAGTGTAACGCATTTCCAGATTGGCTATCAGAAGAAGATAAACAGCAGAGGTTAAAAGTTTGGTCCGAATGCAAAAAGGGTCCAAGCAACGGCAGATTTAAGCACGAAAAGAAAGTTATTCAAGTTGACAAGCTTAGCGGTCAAACATTAAAAGTTTGGCCATACGCTAGAATCCTACAAGACCACGGATACAATCCTAAATATGTAATATATTGCTGCGACCAAAAAGCTGGATACGCAACACATAAAGGATTTATCTGGCGTTGGGACGAATAGAGCTGCGACGGTTAGAACACTTAGCGTACTCGCAGTTACCATCACAAGCTGTTGGTCTGGTCTCACACCAGCCCACTACAGCTGGATCGAGAGGCTCGTCATATGACGGGCCTTTTTCTTTAGCCCTGCCCAACGCTTAGCTTACGATAAAGCTTTGACGTTTTGAGCTGTGATGTCTTGGTCTTTGCGTGAACGCCCGGACGCTTTTGCTTGGGCTTAGCCTTGTAGGTAGAGGCTGTTTGGGTTTTAGTCTTTGCCATTACTTGAAACGATATAGGAACATCATTAAGACAAGTGCTCCTGCTAAAAACAAAAGTAGGAAATCTTTAACCTTAGATGCTTTAGTCTCAGGCTGAACAAGTTGTGGTGGGCACTCAGCCTGTACGCTTACAGGGTAAGGCACCTCCTTAAGCTGAGTCTTAACGAGTAGCTTGTCTTGGTACTTTGTGATGACAATACGAACGGTATCGTTGTCGATTACAGATGAGTCACCAACCTCAGGAACAGCAACGGTGTCAACTAAGTACACTGGTGGTGTCACAATCGTATCCCATATCGTAACAACCGTGGGCTTCAAGATTGAAGGGTCCTTCTTGGCTGCTTGTTTCAAATGCCACGTTGCGCTGCAGCCAGTAAGTAATCCAGCTACTAATAGAGTCGATATGTGTTTCATTCTTGTTCGGGGATTTCATAACCGTATAAAATGTACGCTTCTTCAAATGGTTTGAACTGACGCTTAAGATTCTTATTTGCTTCGACAATTAAATTAAGATTTCCTTTCTGCAATGCTATATTGTTAAGAGATAAATACATATTTCTTATATCGTCAAGTTGAGCGAGTCTGTTGCTTCTTGATGCTCCTGAAAGATCAGTATATTGGTCTTTTTTGGTTGCAAACTCTTTTCCAAAGAAATACAACTGAGAAGAAATGTCATACTTATAGTCTCTAATAACAGCTCTAGAAGCCACACGACCAACAGCATCTAGTGGGCTATATGTTTCTGCTTCTGCTTCAGCAGTTCTTAATTCATCCCTTACTGCTGAAGATATAAATGGAGGAACAATAAGTGATTTAAGTGTGTATCCACTATACTTATATGCTTTTGTAAACCCACTGTCATAGCTGTTCACAATATCTCTTCCGTATACATCTCTAGATTCAGACAGGTTGAACAAAAATGTTATCGCCATATTAGGATTAAGCATATTCAATGCGTGCGATGGGAAAGATAACGGATCAGTGACAACATCAAAAATTGTCCCGTATGGATCTTCCATTGAGTAGTCATAAACAGTAGCTGTCCCGTCTTTGCCAATCGCCGTAGGTATAATACTATGACCTTCCATCCAGTTTGGTCGTAATGCTTTTACGTCCTCCTCAAGTTCATCGTCATCTCCAAGAGCTATACCAGCAAGAATAGCTGGAACAGCAGCACGAGCTCCAAATACAGCAGCTGTACCCATAAGTCTGCGAGTTCCAGACTTAATGTATTCAGCTTTTTGTTCTGGAGATAAACTCTTGTCGTTAATTCCAGTTTGAATATCGGTGTATCCATTCTTAAAGTTTGCAGTAAAACTCCTGATTGCTTCAAACTCAAAAGACAAGAAGTCACCAAGTGGCATACGAGCTAACTTGTAGTAGAATGGCGGAAGGCGAGAGAATGTTGGGGTAGATTGTTTTACTCGTTCAGCAGCCTGCTTATGGACGGCATCCTTCTGAGCGTCTGTCAAAGAATCGTATTCCTTTCCAAACAATTTAATAGCAAAGCTTTTTATCTCGCTTCTAAACACAACCAACTTTGTGTAGTCATCAACTGACGCATACTTATTACCAAGTTGAGTGTCAAATCCCTTTACTTTTTCACCAAGCCTTTGCATTGACGTTAGGTATTCGAGATCAGTTCCTGTTGCAGCACGCTTATACATCACATTAACAGCCCCAATGAGGTTAGCATCCACACCTTGACCGAGCAATCCTTCCTTTGCCATAACATCAAGAAGAGCCTCGGTTTCCGGATCAGCTCGTCGGCTAAGCAGAAGCTGAGCTCTTCTATTCATATCCTTAAAAAACTCAGGATTGACAACTCCATTTGCCATCATAGTATACCAGCCACCAGTAAGGTTCTTACGCCAAGTTGGAAGGTTGTATATAACTTTTGATTTGCGCCCTAACAGAAGTATATTAAAGTACGTCTGCAACCAAGCTGTTTCTGCAGAGTATATCTCTGGGTCTACAATAGCCTCAAATATGTCAGTATGAACATACTTTCCGTTAAGTGGAGAGAACTTATCACTCACAACCCTATACTTTCCAGAGGCAATATCTGATTTACTGGCCTTATTCTTTATGAAATCTGTACCGCTAAATTGCGTTGCAATTTTAGATACCATCTCACCCTTGTACTTAATGTTGCTAAGAGACACAGCTGTATCCACAAAGCGTATGATAGGATCTTTTTCTTCACCGAGCAATGCCTTGATTGTTTCTGGAAGATTCTTTCTGCGGCTAAATGGCTTACTCGGGATCTTAATTGAGGATGGACTAATCATACCAAGACCCTTGAAGTCGTCTCGCTCTCGAATCTTCTTAGCTTCTTCAAGATACGCATTCACAAAATCTTTAGCCTCCTCTTTAATCTCAGGAGCAAGCTTGTTGATTTCCTTTGATATGTAGTCGTTCTTTTGGTCAACAAACAGCTTAATATTCTCAGGCGTCATTTCTTCGCTGCCAGTCAAAGACTTCATAAGCTTCTTCTGCTTCTCAGCTAGTTTTCTCTCTGAGTTTAGTTTCTTTCCTACGTCGTCAAGATTGGCAATCAAAGCCTTGATTTCAGCTGTCTTCTCTCCAGCTGGAAGCTTGCGCTCCTCTTCAATAATGTTCTCGCGTATCTGCTCGTACAGCTCTGAAAGCTCAGCAATATTATTCCTTACCTTTTCTACCTTAAACAGCTTTTGTAGTTCATTGAACTTGTCATTATACATTGTATTGTAGACATCTTCAATAGCTGCTTTGATCGTCTTTTCACTCGGCATAAAGCGCTTGTCTTTCCAGAAGCGATATGTGCCACGCAAGTAAGTTCCAATGTTTTCAATAATAGTCTCTTGCATCTCCTTCGATAGCCGAGTAAATGCCTCACTAGATACAATGCTTTCACTGAATGAATCAATGTAGTTACGCATCGCATTAGTCAAGCCAAATATCAACTTACCATCTTTCTTAGACTCAAGAACTGATCGCTGTTCTGGAGTTATGGTTCCATCCATAATGTTGGAAACCAAAGCAAGTGTGTCGCTGTCTGCTCCAGACAAAAGATTATCTAGTCTGCTTGCAAACTCAGTTATTGTCATCGCCTCTCTATTGAGCATTGATGTCAATGTCTCCTTATACACGCGCACCTGACGCTGTTCGTCACTCCACCACATAGAGCGCCAAGTTTTTTTATTCTTGTCACTAAGTATGGTCTTCTCAAATGCTTTCTTAAATTTATCCTTTACGGTCTCTTGTTCCGTGTCGAGTTCACTTTCTTTTTCTGGGTCAGAAATACTTTCTAATGACACGCTTGGCATACCAATGTAGTCACCGCCAGTGTTTAAGTTTTCGTTAAGTTGGCTGTCTATCGCATCTATTTTAGCCTTATCCATACCATACTTAGTGGTATCTGCGATACGCTCAAAGAACATCGTAAGATCTTTGTTGTAGCCAACCTCTTTGAATGCGTTAATAAGTTGATCAACAAACTTACCAAGTTTCTCAAACATCTTCTTTAGCACACCTTCAGCTCCAACTTGGTTGGTGTACCACTGGTCAAACTGGTTAGCGAAGTATTCTTGGTATGAGTCTTTTGCGTTTATGGCATTGCCAAACATCGGATATACAAGTCCATCAGTCTCGCCATCCATAAACTTATTGGCCATATAGTTCATAAAGTCCAAACGCTCTTGAGCGCTTAGAATATTGAAGTATCCCCAGTGACCGATTTCGTGGATAATAGTGTACCCGTGATTCGCCTTAAATAAGTTTGTGGCAAATTGATAAAAGTCCTTCTCACCTTTAAAGTTTATATTGAATAGCTGTTCTGAATTTAACGACTGGATAACCTTAGTCATTACTTCTTTTTGAGCTGGAGTAAGGGAAGCTTGTCGCTTTATTACAGCTATGACTTGAGCTTTTGTTTTAAAGACAGCATCATTCTTTTGGGCAGCCATCATTTGAGCCAAGAAACGTTCTGACTCAATGTATGCTTGATTGAATCGCTCTACATCCTTTTGAGTTCTTGGCTTGTAAGATGACATCATCACTAAGAAATCCTTAGATACATCTATTCTAAGGCGAATAGCTTGATTGAGCCAAGCTACGCGTTTAGCATTGTCACGTAAATATTCAGCCCTTGTGTCAGTTTCTCCACGCACGCGACGGAAAATTTCACCAGAATTAAAGAATGAATACAGCGCGGGAAATTCAGTTATGAAGTCATCCTTCATTATGAAAGCGTTACCGTCAGCATCAGTCTTAACAGCTGTTTCTTTACGAGCCTCCATAGGTGATGGCTCCTTGGCTGGCTCTGCCTGTTGCTGTGTTGGGGATTGACGGATTTTGGCAAGCTTTCTCTGTGCCTTCTTTACATCAGACTGTAGTAATTTAATACCCTCTTTATATATTTCAACGAGACTATCGTGAGCATCTTTAGCGTCTTCCATTTGGGCCTTGAGATCATCAATCAAGTCACGCTTCTCATCAGCTGGTAGCTTCTGAGCGCGAACGTTCGCAATCTCACCTTTGAGACGATCTAATTCCTCCTTGATGTTGCCCTTCTCTATCTGTATTTCGTTTTTATTATTATCAATCTCATCCTCATAAAGTTGGATATTATTGAGTAGCTGCCGTTCCTCATCTGAGACGGTAGGAGCAGTCTCTTGAGTTGGTTCAACAGTTGGAGTTACAACCTCAGCAACTGGTTCGGCAACTGGAGTTACTTCTTTTCTTTCAAAACGCCGACCATCACCGGTTACACTTTGTATATCTGAAATCTTTACAACACCATCATTCGTTGGAACTTCTCCTTTTTCTAGCGCTGAAACCAACTCCTGTTCTGTTGTTCCTAATGGGATGTTTGTATTTCTACCATCCTTTAATTGAAGGTTTGGTATAGCTGGGAATGCTTTGTTTTTTAAAGAGTCAAGCATAAGACGCTGAATGCGCTCATCGTCAGTTTGTTCAGCAAGTGGCTTTTGAACTGGTGCCTCAGGCTTAGATGACTTTAATAGGTCTCTGAGTTGATTGTTTAAATTTTCTATGAGGGGCTCATAATATCCATAAATTTGTTTAATTGTCCCTTCACTAACCATAACTCCATCAAGTGTTGCTAACTTATCAGTTCCTTGAACTACTCTTATGGCTCGTCTTACTCTAGAAATCTCGTCCGTTTCCGCATCCATCAAACGAACTATCTCTTGCTCTAGTCGTTTTTTCTCTTCTTCAAATTGTTTATTTGATTGTGGTACGGTAGCTTTTACTTCTTCAGCAACTGGAGTTTCTTCGACAGCTGGTGATGCTACTTCTTCAGGCCCTTCTTCGACAGGTACTTGAAGTACTCCACCTGCTTCAGGCGCTTCTTCGCCTGTTCCTTCGATAGGTTGGGCTTCGATAATGGCTTCCCCTTCTGCGACAGGACTTGGTACCCTGATTTCTTCTTCGCGATCATATCTGTTTTCGATTTCGTTAATAGATTCTTTGATGCGTTTGATCTCGTCCAACGACCTTTGCTTCAAGGTTTTATCCTTGAATTTATTGTAGTTTCGAGCTTCTCTAAGTAGGTTGTTGTTTAGATTATAAAGCTCTAACCTATCTTGTTCTGTCATCTGAGAATAGAATGCGGCATCCATTGCCTCAATGTCCTGCTTCCTATTATTTACTTCAGCAAGCAAATCTTCTAACTTATCCTTTTCTACTTCGGATGTTTCTGGGTCATTGATTGATTTTTCAATGTCGTCAACTTGCTTCTTTATTTCAGCACGCTCTTTAATTGTAGCAGAGGATCCAATTGCTCCCATACCCTTAGATAAGAGATATGTTGATCCTCCCATAATGCTACCAATGATAGCTCCTTCAGCTACTTCAATTGGATCAATTTCGTCACCAGCAATAACATTTAGTAACCCTTGCTGGACTACACTAGCAACAGCTTCTTCAACTCCCTCTTCTAAAGTTGAACGGACAGATTGTGGAACGCTAGCAAACAACGATTGCTTTATTTCTTCCTTGCTCAAATTTTGAGCTCCAGCTTTTCCGAGTGCTTGACGAAGCATACGAATATCGCCCATAAACAATCGCTCAGATAAAGCCTCTGCAAGACCAGCTCCAACGCCATAAAGCATCTTTTCTTGAGCTGTCATATCCTTGCGCTTTTCTACAGATTCAAGTGCAGAGCCAGCGGACGAAGCGCCAAGAACACTAATACCAGCTGTTCCACCAGTTGCTGCAATAAGGGCTAGCTGTGGTATTTGTTGAAGTAATTGCGGTCCAAGAATCGTGAGTCCAGTTCCGATGTTTCCCTCCATTACATTATTTAGAAATCCCTTATTGATTTCTTCATCTGTGAGTCCTGAACTTCGTAGACCAGCTACGGTTCCGAGCTGTACATCTTCAAGAAGATATGATCCAGCTTCGCTAAGCGTTTCGCTACCTGATACTTCTCCAGCTAGATTTATAATTCCACCAAGAATAGATTCAGCTCCATCAATAAGTGGGCTAATTACAGGAACACGAGATTTCTGTCGTTTTGCTATTTGTTCCTCTCGTTCTTCGTATGATTTCCTATCTTCATCAATTTGGTATTGAAGCTGGCGAAATGAATCCCTGCGAAGCCGAGAAAACGCATCGTTATTTACGTTGCCGTTCTCATCAAATAAAGACGCGGGCAAAGACCGAACAGATGGATCAGACGATGTTTGACGATATACATTGTATAGTGAATTGTATCGATCCTTATCTTTAGATACGACAGCATCACTAAGGTTGCCCTTTACTACGGCATTGTAAAGCTCTACAGCAGCCTCACGTGGTTGGCTACTCGATATATCCGAAGCAAAAAACTTTTCTTCCGACTTTAACTTTAATTCCTCTAAATCTTTTTGGCTCGGACTTTTTTTTTTAGTTTCAAGCTCGGTTACAGCTAAAGATATTAGCTTAGGGTCAAAGCCCCCTTCGGTTAAGATATTCTTGATATCTTCCTGATTGTAACCATTCTTGATTGCTAAGTCAACAATGCCTTTGATTTCGTCTTCCATTCATCTTGGCTTTCGACAAAGATACGAAGACTTTACTTCCTCGCTGATTCAAGTTCTTCAGCAGCATCAATGAAGTCATTGTATGCTCTAGATGCCTCTTGATATGGAGTTCTAAATTCTAGAATGCGACGCAGGCGTGCATTCTCTTCGTTTCCACTCTTGGACTTATATACTCCTTGAGACCTATACGTGTCGGACATAATTTCCGACGCCTTGTTTTTGATTCTTTCAAAGTATTTATCTGAAGTTTCTTCTGCACGTTGACGGACACCAAGTGCTGATCCGACTTCAAAAGTAAGAGCAGAAAGCTTATCGTACTCTTTTGTTTCTTGAGCAGACTTCTTTGAAACTGTAACAGCCTTTTCTGCACCCTTTGCTTTAGTTACAGATCCAGACTGATCAGCAGCAATCTCTTCAGCAAAGCGGTCAACATCTTCAACTGTTAAGTTATTCAGATCTACTCCAGAGCGCGTAAATGCATCTGGATATTTATTTGCTAGCTGCTGCGTTGTGCTCGCTGCTTGTTGTGGACTGCGACGAATAGATCCAGTCATTTGACCAATAAGTCCTTTATCTGTTTTATATTGAACCTCTAACGCTCTTGATGAAGCCATAGGTGTTTCTTTAGCCATCTTAGACATTTCTGCTTCAGATTTTGGAATACGCAATCGAGCCATAGCTAAGTTGCGACTAAAGAAGTTTGGATCTTTAAACTCTTTGTTAAGTAGTGCTTCAGTTGTTCTGAATTCCTCATCTGTTGCCTTTACTACTTTCTGAACTTCTTGACCGAGTTCATTTTTTTGAGATGTAAAAAAATATTTATTTCCAGCAGCATCGGTTCCATACTGATAGATCTCTCGATCACCAATCTTTACTGGGGCCGGTAATGCAACCATACCCTGATTTGCAGACGTAAGATATATTTCTGGAGTTCCAGTAAATTGATCTTTATCTCTATCGCCGTAAAGTTTAGCTACCTGCAAATTATAATCTCTTGCGTCCCTACGTGATACGTATGGAGTTACATACTCAAGTGCTGCACCTTGATTAAATAGTGCTTCTGCTCTATTTTTATGATCTAAAAGATATTTAGCGCTCAGCTCTGGACTAGAAAGAACCTCATTTATTTGTTCTTGCGTTAAGTTTATTGGAGATCCATCTCTATTCAGTCCAAATCTTCCTTGACGTTGAACCTCTCCAAGTATAGCTTCTTTTTTTGAATCTTCATTAGCTTCAACTTGACCTGTATAAGCTTGATTAAACCATTCTTTTCTTTGCGCTTCGGTAACTCGTCCAGTACCTTTTAAATCAAGGCTTGCATAAACCTTTTCCCAAGCAGGAGAAAGTGTGGACGATACCCACTGTTCTGCCATAGAAAAGTTTATATTTTTTCTTGGACTAAGTTCGCTAATGTTGGACGCAGCAGTCATTAGCTCTTCAAAACTATTGTAGCGATTTCGAATAAGACCATCAGAATCACTGGCGTATTGATCAGCTGATATGCCCCACTTTGTTGGGTCAGAATAGTATTTTGCGTCTCGCTCCTTTACTGTATCAAATAGAAACTTTGCTGTTCCGTGTGCCTTTGAGTATTTGTCATATGCTCCACTAAGCGCAGTATAGTTTGCAGCACTTGGGTCTGCAGCATATTTCTTTGCTTTATTTTGCCAATCATCAAACTCAGCTTGTACAAGCGGCATAGCGCCGGGCGCAATGATTCCTTCTCGCTGCTTGAATTGCGCTACGTCTTTAGCAACAGCAAGCTCATCAGCTTGACGCTGACGATTGAGATTGTACTGTAGCTCTGCGAAGTTCGGTAGGTTTACTACACCACTTGGAATTAGTTTCGCCATTACTTCTGCTTATTGAATTTCTTTAACAAGGTACGGAAGTACTTGCTCTCCTTACTTAGCTTCTTCTGCTGTTCTGGGTTGAGGATTACCTCTCCTCCAGTCATCTCACCAACCTTGCGTCCAGCGTGGATGATATCGATAGGGTTGGTCTTGTGGTCAAACTTACCGCCAGTAACCATACCACCATCCTTTAATTGAGATGGAAGTTGAAACAATCTGCTTCCGAGATTAAATTCGTCTTCTTCTGGTGCAAGTATATTCGCAACTTTAGATCTGTTTGCTGCAAGGAGCGGAACTCGGTCTTCGTCAAGCTGACCTTGAAGATCGACCAAACTTTCTCCAATCTTATCACGCTCTCTTTGGGTCTTACCCAAAGACCTCATAGTTTGTTGCCGTATAGCATCTTCAGGATTTGGCGAAATTTCTTTCTCTACATCCTTAACTGTTTTTCCTAATTCGCTATAAATAGCAGCTGATCCAACTTGTCCAAGACCACCAGCAAAGTTTTGCAGTCCACCTTCAATCGCAGCCTGAGCAGCACCACGCTCCATCATCTCACGATTAATCTCACGACCAATCTCACGCTCAGCACCTTGTGCTCCAAACTGAAGAGCCTGCATTGTATCAGAGCGGCGTTGTCCTAAAATGTCAAGTGCACCAGCATCTCCAGCTTGCACCATTTTGGGAAGCACACCAAGTAAGGTGCGCCCACCTGCGCCTTGGGCGGCAGCAATTCCGGTGGAAATTGAACGATTAAGTTCTTCTAGACGTCGTTGCTCCAGCTCAGCATTACGTGCCTGCTTTAGCAGCTCTGCGTACTCAGATGGACGGGCAGTTGATGCTTCCTTAATTCGTTTAGCAGCTTGCTGTCCTTGAATCATTTGGTAGATGCCAAGACCTGCCTGACCTGCGCCAAGCAGTGCTCCGGCAACCATACCGCCTACAGCATACTTTTTTGGTTCTTTACTCTTCTTTGGTCGCATATTACAAAGGTACTAATTATTGTCCCAGTTCGTTGTGTAGATTACTTTTTGCGTATACTGCGTTGACAGCATACAGCTCGATTTCAGACGTGCTGCTGTTGGTTAAGTTGATTCGTGCGTAGTAGTCACGCAGTTGGTCACCTTCGATTCCAGCATTTGCGAGTACCACAATAGTGTCTCCGTTATTAACTCCAGCAATCAATCCATTGTCACCAATGCTTTTGTTGCCATTG